TAGCTTTGCTAATGACGATGACCTTCCCGGCTTTCCTCACGGGGTTTTGCTAACTGGCGATCGTTTGCAAATTGAAAGCACAGAGGGTGCAAATTTAGATTTTATTTCTGCATCTGGCTGGGAAGGTGGAAGCCAACAGTCTGATGGTGCTTGGTTCATTAATATCGACGAACTTGGCGGCATCTGCCTTTATGACACGTTTTCTAATGCTTTAGATGGTGGAAGCACGGGAAAGGTCAGCTTAGCCAACCCAGCGGCTGCCAGAGAAATTCAAGTAAAAAGCATCCAAGCTGAGTACAACATTTTGGGCTTGGTGCGCTCGTTTGAGCTAAACAACGACCGTGAAGTTGTAGACGTTACGGCGCTTAGCGATGAGTTTCGTAAAAACGAAAGCAGCCTAATTAGTGGTAACGGCAGTATTGAGTGCAAGTTTCAATATGACCCTGATGTTGCTGGAGCGGGAGTTAGCGGTGATGTTGACGTTCCCTCATACCTACACGAGTTAATTTTGCGTCAAAAACTTGGAGCTGAGTTTGAAGCAGAGCTTTTTATTGTTCAGACAGGCGCAAACACCGCTGCATTAACTGACCAGCTGTATTTTGAATTTAAAGCCATTGTGACTAGTGCCGCAATTGGTTTAGGCACAGGTCAGTTGACGATTTCAAATTTTAATTTTGTGACCACTGGTGAGATTTCAATGAAGTTTGGCAAAGGCGCTCTTGGCTTCATTCTGAAAGAAGATACCGATCGCTTGCTGCTTGAGCAGCCTGGGAGCGGTAAGCTAGAGCTTGAGTACGATTAGACCCGCAGGGGGTTTGGGCAATGGCAGATCAGAAGATTACAGCCCTCACTGAGCTTAATGAAGCTGATGTTGCCTCGAATGATGTTCTGCCCATTGCCGACATTAGTGCGAGTCAGACTAAAAAGGTCAGTGTAAAAAGCCTGGTAGAGCAAGGCGTTGACCTAATTGATGACGCCAGTATTCCGGCAGCAAAGTTAGCTGCAATTACGCCTAGTTCTCTGGGGTCTAGCTCAGGGGCTAAAGAGTTTATTGCTGGTCCAACTGGAGCAGGTGGTGCGTATAGCTCACGGGTTATTGCCGCTACTGACCTTCCTGTAGCAACAGCGTCTGCACTTGGTGGTGCGGCGGCAGGCACTGGCCTTACAGCTACCTCTGGAACGTTTTCAGTTGATGCTGCTACCGCTTCTGTGCGCGGTGCAGTCAGTGTGCCAACTGCTTCTGGTTTAAGCGTTGATGGCAGTGGCGTTGTATCGCACCAATCAAGCGTTACGGCTCAAACAAAGAATGGTCTGACAGTTAATGCTTCTGGTCACATCACCGCTATTGGCAGCATTCCTGCAAGTGATATACCAAAAGCGACCAGCTCTGCTGTTGGTGGCGTTTTTATCGGTAGTGGTCTGACTGTTACGGGTGCAGGGCAGCTGAACCATACGGATTCAGTTACAGCTGGAACAACTAGCGGGATTACGTTTAACGCTCAAGGTCATATCACGGCAACAGTTGCGTTAGCCGGAACCGATTTACCTACCAGTACAACAAGTGCCAAAGGTGGTGTATCTGTACCATCCGGTGCGTTATCAGTTAGCGGCGGTGGTGCGCTAACCCATGACACGTCTGGGATCAGTGCTGGTGATTACACCAAAGTAACTGTTGATTCTCGTGGTCATATCACCGCTGGAACAACGCTTGCTGCTTCTGACATCCCAAACATCAGCGCAGCCAAGCTGACTTCCGGAACGATTAGTACATCGATCATCGCTAACGATGCGGTAACGGGCGGAAAACTTGCGGACGCATCAACAGTGCGTTTTGCAGGCGCTCCAGACACGCAAGGTGTTGTCAGCTTTGGAACTGCGGATTACACAGGCCAATTCCTGTATGACGAGTATCACGATGATTTGTACCTTTGGACTGGAAACAGCTTTAAATCAATCGACATCGTTAGCGGTGAGATTGTTTTCGCTGGAACGTATAACGCAAGCACAAACTTTGTTGCTTCAGTAACTGCCAAGGGCAGTGCTGCTGGCCTAGTAGTTGGTCAGGTATTGCCTGCCCCTGCTGCAAATAACGCAAATCACTATGTAACTGTTAGCCAGTCGGGCACTGGATCAGGCAACGTACCAGCTGTTGCTTTGGCACCGCCTGACTTTCTGCTGTCTACGGGGCAAGACGGCAGCTGGGAAGTTCTTGACCTTTCAGCTGCTCTTGCTGCGACTTCTGCAGTCAACGTTTCGTTTAGTCCGGCAGGCAGTGTCGCGGCAAGCAACGTGCAAGCTGCAATTCAAGAGCTTGACACTGAAAAGCTTGGGGCAAGTAACCCGAACTTCACTGGGATAGCAACTTTTGCGGGTGACGTTGTTCTGGGGGAAAACTCAACGCTGACGTTCGAGGGCAGCTCTGCTGATGAGCACGAGACTCGCTTCGTTTTTGACAATCCAGATGCTGATCGCACAATCACGTTCCCAAATATCAGTGGAACGATTATCACGAATGGCGATACGGGAACAGTCACCAACACAATGTTGGCTGGCAGCATTGCGCTGACCAAGTTGGCGAACCTGACTTCTGCCCAGCTGATTGTTGGCAACGGCAGCAACGTTCCAACAGCAGTTGCGATGTCTGGCGATGCAACGTTGGCAAGCACTGGTGCGTTGACTATTGCTAACGCTGCGATCAGCTCAGCGAAGATGTCACTTACCGGTGTTTCGACTGGCAATTACAGCAACGCCACCATCACTGTTGACGCGCAGGGTCGTATTACATCTGCAGCAAACGGTACTGCTCCCGGTATTGCCAACATCGTGGCGGACACCACACCACAGCTTGGTGGTGATCTTGATGTCAATGGCAAGGATATTGTCAGCGTCAGCAACGGTGACATTGACCTTGATCCAAACGGTTCCGGTCAAGTTGTATTTAAGGGCAATGCAACTCGTGGCTCTGGTTCAATCAAGCTGAACTGTGAGCAAAACTCTCACGGGATTCTTGTTAAAGGACCACCGCACAGTGCAGCAGCGTCTTACACGCTGACGTTACCTAATGACACAGGTAGCAGCGCCCAAGTCCTGCAGACAAACGGCAGTGGTGTCACGTCGTGGGCCACTCCGGTAAAACTTGATGCTGCTCAGACCTTTAGTGCTGCACAGACTTTCACGCCCCAAAGCGTGCATAACGGCGGCATCTTTATTGATGGTCCGTATGAACAGAAAGCTGAAGCAGTTTCAGCTCTTGAGATTGACCTAAACGACGGCAACTATTTTACCAAGACCATCAACGGTAACTCGACGTTTACGTTCGCCAATCCGCCGGCCGTTAACACGGTTGGCAGTTTCGTGCTTGAGCTGACGCATACGTCTGGAACGGTGACATGGCCTTCTGAGGTCAAGTTTCCTGCTGATACCGCACCAACTTTGACCGCGGGCAAAACTCACCTATTCCTATTTGTAACTGATAATAACGGCGGACGTTACCGTGGCGCTGCTCTTGTCGATTACGTCAACTGAGGAAACATGGATCCGATTACTTTCGCAATCGCACTTGGAGCAGCTGCCCCTGCTGGGGAGGCAGATCCAGGAGGACATCTTTTTGAGGGATCAACAAGTGCTGATAAAAGCTTTACGTGGACTTGTCCGGCAGGAGTTACAAGTGTCTGTGTTGTATGTATTGGTTCTGGGAAGCCTAGTGGCGGTGCAGGCGGTGGACTTTCTTACAAAAACGATATAGCTGTTACTCCCGGTACGGGCTATACTGTTTATATTGGATGGAGTGCTTTTAATAAAAGAACATATTTTATAAGTAACACCGGCCTTCGAACTGATGGCCAAAGTGGTGGAACTAGCTCTTATGGTGCTGATGGAGGGGGGAATGGTGGGCCAGGAAATGTAAGTGGCGGGGGTGCTGCAGGATATTCAGGAAATGGAGGACAAGCTTACGGAGAAACAAATCAGTCAGGGGCTGCTGGTTCTGGAGGCGGCGGCGGTGCAGGCGGTGGAGTTTACAACTGGCCTTCTTATTGGGCCGGCGGTGGTGGCGGTGGGGTTGGTGTATATGGTGAAGGCTCTAGTGGTGCTGGCGGGAGCGGTGTTGCTGGTGGTGGAGGTGGTAGCGGCGGTGGTGCTGGCGGGAGCTGTCCTGGCAATTCTGGGCCAGGCGGTAATGGTGGCGACTACGGCGGTGGGGCAGGAGCGGGCCAAAATGGAGCTGGTACCCCAGGTCCTGGCGCAGTTCGAATTATTTGGGGTGAAGGCCGATCATTCCCTTCCACAAATGTAGGCCAGAATTATGCTGGTTTTACCGAATCGTTTACCTCCTAAGTCATGGCTCTAGCTCTTGTCGAAGACAACGCTGTCACTAAGTACCCAGTTGGTTTGGGTGACCTACGACAAAAATTCCCGAACGTTAGTTTTCCCAAGTCGTTAGAGGGTGAAGACCTCACATCATTAGGCGTCGTTACGGTGAACGATGTCGATAAGCCTGCTTTTAACAGCAGCACGCAAAAAGTTGAAGAAGGAGCGCCTGCGCTAGCTGATGGGACTTGGAAGCAGACTTGGAACGTCATTAACTTCACTGCTGCAGAGTTGCAGAGCATCGCTGATAATGCCGCTGCAAGCGTTCGCGAACAGCGCAACCTAAAGCTAGCTGCATCTGACTGGACCGTTCTGACTGATAGCCCGTTGACTACGGCTAAAAAGACAACGTGGAAAACTTACCGAACAGCATTGCGAAACATCAGTGCAGCAGAGGGTTTCCCCCATACGATGGAATGGCCAACTGAGCCTTCCTGATGCAAAAACCCGACCCAATGATCCCCTGCAAGCCAGGGGCAGAAGACACTGAGGCAATGGCGAATCGAGTGTCGTGGCTTGAGATGCTATTTATGCTTGAAGGCCGCGACAAGCCTGATCACCCAAAGCGTGGTCTTTTTACCGGATTGCATAAGAAGCACTACTCAACGTTCCCTGGAACGGATGAGAATTAAGGATCAGATTGTCAACTGTCCATTGACCACGCCAGCTAATCTGGCTCAAGAAAACTCAACCCCTTCTAATGATCAAGTCTTTTGTGATTGGTGCAGCCGCTACGGCAGTTGCATTGGCACCAGCGTCTGCCCTCGCTGGTCCTTACCTGAATCCTGAGTTCAACGGCACAACTGTTGGTGACAACTACCTTGGTGGTTCGCTAAACCTTGACGTTGGCTACGAAGGCGGCGAAGGCGCTTATTCGTATTTCATCCAGGGCGGTCCAGTTATTCTCATGCCTAATGGCGTGGACAGCGAAGTTGAGTTTGCCGGTAAATTTGGCGGCTCGGTTGCGGTTGCTGAAAGCGTTTCTGTTTACGGAGAACTCAGCGGCGTTTCTGGCGACGACTTCAGCTGGGGCTCAAAGCTTGGACTGAAGTACGGTTTCTGAGCTAGTCTTTAAAAGAGCAACTGCAACCTTCCCTGGTCTCACACAGCAGGGGAGGTTTTTTCTTTGCAATCTGATCATGCAAAAAGTTTTTAATCTGCTCGGCGCTGCAGCATTTCTGATGTCTGGAGCGATGGTTGTTGGATCGGCTGTGCTTTACACCCGCATTCCATCAATCACAAAGCACTACATGGGTGAGCTTCAAACTGAGCTGACCAAGCTCGTTACTGACATGGTTCCTGGTCAGATCGATGATGTAATGCCTGAATTGCCATCAGAAACAGGCTTACCAGTTCCAAGCAGCATCAAGTCACCATTCTGATTAAGTGCCTGAAATACCTGAGATTGGTGTGGGGCGTATTGGCGTTCCAGAAATACCAACCTGGAGAGGCATTCCGCCGCAAAGCATTCCGTCTGAGCCACCAGTCACGTTGATGCTGGGGTTCCCGCTTGCGGATATACCCGGCTGCGTTGAAAGCAGAAATACACAGCCCGGTAATCCAGACGCTTACAACACTGACCCGAAGGGCAACTTTACGATTTGCGATGGGTCGATGCCATCGTTTAACGCGATGGACATTACGCCTGGAACGTTGACGTATGAGTCAACCAAGCCGCCAGCAATCGACCCAACGGTTGAACCGCAGAGTAAAGAACAAAAGAAAAAACCGGCTGCCTCCCAGCAACCGGCTAAGTCCCCTTCACAGTCGGCGTCCAACCCGACCGGCATTCCAAATGTAGACACAGAGTTGCCATGTCCGCCACC